AGGGACCACAACATGCGCTCATGCTCTGACCGGAACTCTGACATGCTTTCAGTCAGTTCAAAATTCATGTCGTCTTGGACTCGAACCGCAGCTTCTTTAACGGCCGTAGACTCTTTACCGATTATTTTGGTACGAACAGGACCCTGTGCAGGGAACGTCTCAGTAATTGTCTCAGCTTGAAAGCGCACAACGGCTTCGGTAATCATTGGGTGGAAGACGCCGCAGGCACCGGCCCAAGGCTCAGTACGCTCTTCCATCTGCAAGCCCAACAACTTCAGGCCGTTTACATACGCCAGTTCCCAGTCCTTACGGCTGTTCTTGTCGTTCTCAATCTCAAAGTCCAGATTGCCCACCATCTGGGTTAAAGCGCCCCCGTCCATATCTTCCGCCAAATTGGCATTGAAGTCATCTTCGCCATCCTTCTGGATGGAAAGCTCAAAGCCCGGGCCGTCGATGTTCACTTCTTCGGGATCAATGATTTCGATCTCAATCGGTTCTTCGTCTTGCGCCAAGGCATCAATGCCTGTCTGATGCCCACGAAGGGCTTTGTCCATATTAGTTGCCATTATGTATCCTTTGTGTGCGGGAGCCTTCGGCTACCTTTACGGCGTTTATGTAATCGTATGGTGCAGTAGGCATGGCTATCCGCATACGTAATTTATGCAGTTGGTACTTATTCTTAACGTATTTAAAATGACCCGTATCAAAATCTTCTTCGACACCTTCTGGTATTTGCAGCGGAGAATACGGCATACGCCGCACATACGTACTTAGCTTGCCGCGAAATTCTCTAGTAAATTCTTCATTCAAGTCTGTACGGTCCTCTACCTGTTCCCGCGTCATCCATGTGTCGCCATACTCAACCATTTGATGCGTTTCAAAATGGGGTTCTACACGCCACAAAATTGGTGTGCCTGCTGCTAGTTCGGTAAATTTTTCATACACGGCCTGTACAAGACGCGCCTCAGCTTCTTTAGGTGTGCCACCTTCGCAAGCATATGCTACGACCATAGGGGTTATGCGTAAAATATCGAGATGTCCGAGGGCAGGAATATCGGATGCACTAAAACCGTACAGCTTTGGTAAGTCTTCTGCTTTATGTTCAACGTAAGCTTGTGGCTCCATGCTGCTACAGTTAAACCTATGCTCCATCCATGCAGTCAAATCTGCAACGGTGTTCATAGGAAATTCAAACACTGTCTCAGATGCCTTTGCCAGCGATGGCAGCATAACAACTGCTGCACCAGCAATGAGTGACTCTATAAAGCTGCGACGGTTCATTTGCTTATCCTTAATAATACGCCGCGTTACGCGGGCGGTGGTATGTGTCGTCTTTCTCATCGGTGTCTAGCGTAATAAACCCGCCTTGACGGAACCGTAGAAGCGCTTGTGTCGTTGTATCGACGAAGTCATCGTGTTCGCCTACCGGGAATGCAGCCATTTCTTCGATGACCTCACGCGCCCACCGCGTATCTGGTGCCCATACCTTCCCAGACGTGAATAAGTCGGCGACTGCATTAAGTCGTACAAGCTTGTCATTGCCCCGCGACGGCGAAAACTCTTGCACAGGTATGCCCATCGCTCGAAGCTCTTGGATAAGCGGCGCGCCAGCAGCCTTCTTTTCAACGATACACGCATCTGGTTCCCACTCCCGATAGTGTTTGAGCGCAATCTGTTTCAGCTCAGGGAACGCCATTCTATCTTTAAATGCGTCCAGTAGTATCAACTGTGGTGTGCTGTTCTCTTCCTCATTATAGAAGATGCCCCACGTCGTGCATGCCGAATAGTCTGAGTTGTTCTTAACTTCAAACGCCGTATCCCACGACTGGATGATGTACTCACACTTCGGTGCCTCTTCCCCTTCCCATATGCGCCAATGCTTCCTTGCAACAATAGCGCTGGTATCTGAGGTAGGTTGCTGCATGTACTGCGCGTTCCAGTACCTAGGGTCCAAAGCTGCTCTGGTTTTTTCCAGAGTCTCGACCGGCCACTGCTCAGGCCACAGCGACTTGCCCGAAGGTAGGATAGCGGGTAGCTCAACAATATCCCAAGGTTCCGCATCGGGGTTGCGCGTCTGGTAGTCGATCAAGCGGCCGGTCAAATCCAACAGACTCCATCTAGTCATAATGACAATGATGGCACCGCCCGGCATCAGACGTTGCAGTGGGCCGGTTTGAAACCAAGACCATGCCGTATCAAATGCCAGCCGGCTATTACTTTTTACATCTTGCTCAGAATGGGGGTCATCAATGACGAAAAGATCAGCACCCCGTCCGGCCAACGCACCGCCGACACCAGCCGCATAATACTGCCCGCCAGCAGAAGTAGACCACTTGCCCGCCGCCTTCTGGTCCGAAGCAACCTCTGTCTCTGGAAAAAGGTCATGGTATTCCTCGGAATCAATTAAGTTTCGCACACGCCGGCCGAAGTCTTCCGACAAACCAGCGGTGTGGGTTCCCATAATGATCTTCTTCTCAGGGAACTTACCCAAGAAGTAGGCCGGAAACAAATAGGATGAGAATTCAGACTTACCCATACGAGGCGCAATGTTGATAATTACCCGCTTTTTAGTGCCGGCAATCACTTCCTCGAACAGTTTGGATAAGATTTTATGGTGTGGGCCTACCTTGAAACCGGGATAGATGTGGTTTGCAAAGCCCAACATGGTGTCTTTGGCGGTGTCTTTACCCGCCCGATTAGCGCGCTCTTCCAAATCCGCAAGCAGTTCAGCCTTCTCTTTTGAAGAAAGCGTTGGTAGCACTTTATTAAGCGCTTTGATTTCTTCAGGCGTCAGCGGAGTCGTCATCTACTATATGGTTAGCGTTCTTTTCAAGCATGGTGTCGATGTCGATCACATCCGTTACTTCAACGATCTGAGCAAAACGGTTCAGTTTTTCTTTAATACGCTGCTCCAGTTCCATATCGGATAGCTCAGTCTTCTTAATCTCCACCTTGTCAGTGAACAGACCGATCTCGGTCACCTTGCCTAACAACCCCAAAGCTTTCAACCTGATATTAGCGCTGGGGTTCTGTGTTTCCTCAACCAGTTTAGCAACCGTATAGCCGCGCAGTTCTCTTGCCTGATTGATAAACTCCCAGTCATAGGCCGTCAGCATGCCAACAAGGTGTTGTACAGCTTCAGGGGTTTTGATCTGAGCCAGCGCAGTATGTGTAATGTCTTCGGGGGAGGCTGACACCAAGTTGGCAAACGCATTGCGCGCTGCTGATGTCTCTACGTCGGTAATGATCTTGTCGCTGTCGGCCGCACCCAAGTCTTTCAACCAGTTTGCAGTTTTCACTTTAGCATCCACCGTTGCAGTAGGCGCTGTTTTTTCAAGCGACACAAATCCCGTGGGGGTAGATTCCACTTCGGGGTCAAAATTTATCAGGTCTTCAAACATATGCGCAGGTCCTTGCAACCTCGTTGCCCCGAGTGTACACTTAAAGTTAGCGAGTGCGCAAGCATTTGCTTCTCCTCTGGTGGTTTTGCCATCTTTAGCCCTGATTTCGGTCAGGGCTTTTTTATTTACAGTCAATGTCAAAGATTAGACAAGGGGTATTTTGTGATTTTTTTAAAATTTATAAGGTAAATGTTATCAAGGTTTTAACAAAATAGTCTGTGCGGCTGCGAAACAGTGTTAGCGCGCTAGGGCTACCCCATTTTGCATAGGGGTTGATGGGGGTACGGTGGGGTCGCTATAAGGCACTTCCAAGTGGTTTAAAACCCCCTGTATGGATAATGGAACCCATCAACTAAGCAATTCAGCTAGTTGACCAGTAGACACTAACCAACAGGAGCTACACCATGAAACAAGCAACCAACAACACCGCAACCAACAACACCGCAACCAATAACGAAGGCAAGGCATTTATCGCGTTGGATAAGTTTGCCGATAGCAGAGTAGCGCTAATTCAGGCAATGCACGATCTTGGATATTCAGAGCTGGATAAGTGCAAAGGCATTGTTATCAAATGGGCCTGCATCAAAACCGGCGCATCGTGGAATGAGAGCAAAGCGGGCAAAATCATGCTAGACAGCAAGTCTGAGAAATACGAGTCTGCGAAATCAGTAGTTCGGGACGTCATGGCAATGGTTGAAGGAACGACGCGCCACGAAAAGCGCAAAGCGAGCAGCGCTAAAAAAGAAGTTTCATTCACGGCAAATGCCGATGGCAAAGCAGCGGACGAATTGACGGCGCAAGTAGTGGCCGAATTATTCAAGCAACTAAGCGCCGAGCAACAAGCAGAATTCGTCCGGATTGTGTCGGGCAAGTGATTTTCAGGAAAAGCAGCGGGCGCAAGGCTGGCCCGCTATTCGATTCAATGTCTAAGCAAAGCAGTACCAGCGAAGCAACTAAATAGAAAACGGGGCAGACTGCCCCGAAATTGAAAAGGAACCATCATGTTTGAATCGATCAATGGGGAGTTAATCCGCTTAGCAGTACCAGTTACTTCAATCATACGCAAGCCGATGAAGCACCACGAACTGGGCTTGTCGTGGACGGCCACAGGATACGGCAGCAAAATTCCAACCCGCTACATGGTTCGGACAATCGACAGCAAATGGCGGCGTGTGTATTGCGCTATCTATTCCAACAGCGGCACTCTGTACGTTATGCACGGCAAGAACAAAACCATCGTTAAACTACCATTCTAAGGAAGCACAATGACTAAGCTACTCAATGCCTACCGCAAAATGCCGTGCATCGGGTATCTTGTAATCCTAGCGCTACCTGTAATAGTAGACTAAGCAAAACGGGGCAGACTGCCCCGAAAAGCCAAGGTAGTATAAGACTAAGCACCATTTTTAGGGTCATTTCCTACCTAGGCGAGACTAAGCACGTTGGACAAGCGGTCAGACAGCCAAAACCCGCGCCAACTCTAGCGTCCACGATAACTGTATATATATATCTATCTATTTATAATAATATATATATAGGGGAGAGTCTTTATATATATACGTTTCCCGTTTCTTCATTAGTCTTAAGAACTTTCCCTTTGGCGTTAGCTCTGGTACAATTCGATAGACACATGGCCTCAATAGCCCTACTCGTTAGAGTTCATGCGGGTTTTAACTGTCCGAACACCTGTCCCAGATTACTTAGTCTTGGATAGTGCCTTGGATACCTGACACATAAAGGAGATTAAGCAATGTATCGTTACCTATTGACCGCTAAGAAGCACGTTATCGACCGCGTATTGCGGCGTGATCTTGGCGAGCAACCCGTAGTAGAAAACATGGTGCGCGACACCCTGACTGAGCAGAGACGTATGCTGCGTATTAAAAACCTGCGTGATTATCAGCACAATCGGTTATGGTCTGAGTTAATAGCGCACCTTAAATACGAGCGGACTAACGCCAAGATAGGGCGTGAGTATAAGAGCAGTCACCCATCAGCGGAAAGAGATGCAGCTTTCGATGCGTACCTGTTGGTATTAGATAAGCAGCTTGTGGAATTAGAAACACTGGCCCGACAGCGCAAAGATACACCGAGCAGAACGGCCAAGAAAATGCCACGCCCTGTACCAAACAATGGCAGCCATTGGACTGACTGGGTTCCTCAGCACGTCAAGCGACGGGTGACTGGCATGTTTGAGTCAATGCCTGTTGCGCCGAGGACGAAACGCAAGATACCTTTTCAGCGCACGATACGGCCAGAGAAGAAGAACACTGCGTCTGTGCATAGCAAGGCCGTGTTCAGATTAAAGCAGCGAACGACGAAGGAGCTGCACATTGCCATATCAGAAACAATGATCTTTACCAACAGCGCGCTGCATCAAGACCGTGTGCGTATGATTAAGCAAGCACTACGATGGATAGCAGAATTGAAACATACCGACTTCGTCCCTGCCACATGGCATGGGTTTTTCCCTGACTATAAGGAGCGAGTGGCGGCGGCCAAGAAACGCGAGCAGTAAAAACGGGGCAGACTGCCCCGAAAACATTAACCAACAAAAAGGAATCAACATGCCAACATTTAGAACAGACCGTATGACTGACGGCAGCCTCATCGTTACTGCAACACATGTGCTGGACTCCGGCAGAACTTTCAGAGCGCGGCATACATTACCCGAAGATATTGCAGACATACCCGAAGTGCGGCGCGAAGTTATTGTGCGGCTAACCCGAAGCATTGATGAGGAAGTAGCCCTGTATTTGGGTTTGTCAGTATCAACAAGCAGCAGTGCCGACAACACCGAAGTACGCTCGTCAGTAGATGAGTGGCTAGGCTATACGTCACCACCATTAGATCAAGACCAGCAGCGAATGCAGCGTAACAGGCAGGAGTCAGAGCATAGGCATTATGTTTTAACAAGGCAGGCAATAGCAGACCGTGAAGCAGTAGAGTTACCGTACCTTTCAGGCAACATCATTGACACTAACCGACCATCAAGGAGCAACAGACCCATGAACACATACTACGATGCAACAAACTACAACCCTGACACACGCTGGGATTGGATGTGTACCTTAATGCGCGTTATCATCAAACTTAACAAGCAGCCTAACCAGCAGCATCACTGGCTGTTCATGCAGACTAGTCGTTTCTCGTACCACACCGTCATTAAGAAAGCGATCAACATGGCCGAGCCTAGTGACTGGCACGCGCTGATATTAGAGTATCCACATATTGCTGAGAAGGACAAGACACGCATTGCGTTTACTCGTAGTGAGCGTGATGGGCGTGAGGATAGGCAGACTGTTACTACCATTGGTAAGTATTTGAAACGTCACTTCCCTGCCTTGCCTGACCATGAGATACGCAATCTGTCGGCGTTCTATGCTGATGGTGTTAGTAGCTTTGTGCGTACCATGCCTGAGATGCTGGAAGTTATTGCTAACGGCGCTGAGTCGTGCATGACTAAGTTCGATGCTGATGACACGCACCCCTACAATGTGTATGACCCCCAGTATGGTTGGCATATGGCAGTGCGCAAGCAAGGTACTGAGTTCGCTGGTCGTGCGCTGTGCATGGATAACGGGGACAAGAAATACTTTGTGCGTTCCTACCGCAAGGTAGAAGGCTACTCACCTGCCGATGAGGTGTTAGAGGCGTGGCTAGAAGCGCAGGGCTATTCCAAGCGCAGCACATGGCATGGTGAACGTCTCGCACACATCGAGCATCCTCAGTATGGCGGGGAGTTCCTTGCCCCGTACCTTGACGGTGACTGCAAGATGGTATCCGCGCATGGCAGCATTAAAGGGGATTATCTACTCATCAATGATGACGGCGAGTACCAGTGCGATAGAACGGACGGTCGTTCCGAAGCTGCCGAAGATCAGTGCGAGTGTGCGCATTGCGGTGAGACGTTTGACGAAGGTGATGGGTACTGGGCAGGGCGTGATGGTGACGAGAATATATGTGAGTATTGCGCAGATAATCATTACTGTAATGCCCGCACTCGCGGCGGCGTTATGACCTTGCTGCATCAAGATATGGTTACCTATGTCGAGTCTCAAGAGATGTATTATGACGACCGCTATATGTCGGACAACAACATCATCGAGCTAGCTACCGGTGAGTATGAGCATCTGGACAATGCGGTGTATCTTGAGAACCGTGATGAGTACGTGCATATTGATGATGGCGTTGATGTGTACTGCGAGGGTTCGCAAACTACTGAGCATAAGGATGACTGCGTAGAGTTACATGATGGCGAGTGGTGTCTGCGTGACGATGCTTGGCAGTGCGAGACTAGTAACGAGTGGTACAGCGACGACGAATCACATGAGCAGGTAGTACTGTCTGATGGTCGCACCGTTCACTCGGATTACGCAGAAGAAGCAGAGGAAGTTCTTAGCCGTATCAATGCAACCAATAATGAGGTGATCTAATCATGAACAAACAATCTATCCTGTATAAAACATTGCAACGTGCATTGTCCAAGAAACGCCCGCATGACACAGAGGCAATTGACTTCTTCGTTACATGGCTATTCGAGAAGTTGCCCGTAGAGTTTCAAAACGTAGCAGAGATTGACGGTGCTGGTAACTTGCACGTAGATACACGCGTTGATACATCCAACAAGACATTGTTTGTTGCGCACATAGATACTGTGCATAGCGCAATGGGTAAGAATAAGATACGCAAGACCGCTACGCATTGGTATGCTGATGGTGATGTGCTAGGCGCTGACGATGGTGCAGGCTGTGCGCTACTAATGCACTTGATACATGCGGGTGTGCCTGCTTACTACATATTCACGCAAGGTGAGGAGCGTGGGGGTATCGGTGCTAAGTATCTTGCCAAGCATCACGAAGCATTGCTGTCTACGTTTGATCGTGCTATTGCGTTTGATCGTCGGGGTATAGATAGTGTCATTACCCATCAGGGATACGGCAGGTGTTGCTCTGATGCGTTCGGTGAGGCGTTAGCGTTCGAGTTGTGTAAGTCCAATGACAACATGATGCACTTGAATGACGACACAGGTATCTACACGGATACAGCAGAGTTCACCGACACCATACCTGAGTGTACTAATATCAGCGTAGGGTATCAGTCCGAGCATACACAGAAGGAGTCATTAGACCTGCGCTACTATCAGGCACTTGCTGAGGCTGTCGTGCTTGTTGATTGGGATAACCTGCCTACTAAGCGTGACCCATCTGTGCCTGACCCTGATGACAAGTGGGCTAAGTACACTGCATGGGATTATGCAGACGATGTGACGGGTGACAACAGCGGCGTTAGCTGGTGGGATAAAAAGACTGTGGACAATACCAAGTATAACTTTGCAAACGCGTATGACTATGCAGCAGAGGAGCTGTATGACGCACTAAATGATGCACTTTATGGGTACTACGATGCCTTAATGTACATGATCGCAGAGGTTGCCTACCCTGATGACCCTGAGATGTGTGTGCGACACATGAACCCTAAGATGCTAGACCATAGGGCGTTGGAAAATGCAATTGCGCTGTCAGATTGTACCGACAGAGAAACGGTGTTGCTCGGGTTGTTCGATGCC